AGTTTCAGGCTTATATGTTACTTGGAATGATACTTGCGAAAGGTATAATCAAAAGATGATTGAATTTCAAGACTTTGTTGATTTGCTAGTAACGACCCTAACCATACGAGGTCTCATTCGTGGGGCAAGGTATGAGGCAGAGTATAACTCCTTAATGTTGGAGCGACAAGACAGGCAGATCATTGATTTGGATATTGGTTTTTTATACGACCAATACCTAGATGGGAAAACATTTAACGAATGTTTCAACACAGTAGTTCGGAAAGTGGTTCGCAGATAGTGCTTGAGAGAGGTTGGCTTCTTGACTTTTCTACAATCTCTCCCTGGCACTTCATAAGTCGATTAAATCTCTACACACTCCCTAGGAGAGCCACTATCCCCCCTATTGAGATTCCGTCATAGGGCGAAAGGCTCTGATTAAAGGCACTTCAAATGTGCCGTGACGGATTTGGCGAGTTTGTTTTTGTTATAACAAGTTCCCCTTTCACTCATGGCTACTGTCACAGGTAGCCGTGGGTTTTGGCAGTTCTTTTTGTTGCAGTGTGTTCTCTGCCATGCGTTGCGTAGGTTTAGTTGCTTATACTACAAAGAAAAATCACGATATTTTCACTCCACCCAAAAGAAGAATTGCAACAGTGGCAGGGTCAAATAGTCCTTTTTGACCCTGTTATCTTATTTACTTGATAGTTCGCAAAGGAGAATGATACATGATAACATTTATGCAGGAAGAAACAGAGAAACTTGAGGAATTGATAGAGCAGAACGACTCAAAGGCTTGGAAAGACCATTGTATCTACTTGGCTAGTCAGATTATTAGTTCTAACCGAACAGGTCGTGCTATGGATAGGGCGATTAAGAAAACCCTCTCAAAACGCAAGACTAACAAGATCGTGAGAGCATTCTTTGATGAATTGGCTAGTGCAGATGAATTTTACAAAGAGGAGCAGGAATTTTACGACCATTTCGAGGAGTGTTTAGATGGCGAGTGAAGAGCTAAAACGAACAGTAGCACAGTATCAAGAGTATGTAAGGCGAAAAGGGGTAGACGAACAAGTGTTGTCGGCTCTCTGCCAAGCAGGACAGTTAGCACTTACTCCTGGGGAAGAATACGACAAGGAGTATGGTCTAGCGATTACCAAGTACATCAAAGAGACCATTAACAAGTTGGTTGTTAAGGTTTCGGGTGGCGATATTTGGGAACTAGAGAAGTATGCACAAAAAGAGGATAAGCATTACGAACTTATCAATCTCTACTACCAAGCACTACTTCTTGAGACACGCTATCTGTTTGAAAGTTTCATGTTCTACATGGAGCGAAACAGAATGTATGAGAAAAGGTTTTACCAACCAAGGAGAAAGACCTTGGGAATATTAGTACAAGATTTGCAGGACTTGTACGAGGGCAAAATTCGTTTTCTTGGTATCTCCTTGCCTGCCAGGACAGGTAAATCAACGCTATGTATCTTTTACATGGCATGGAGAATGGGATTGCGACCTAACGCACATAACGCTATGGGTGGACACTCTGGCTTGTTGGCAAAAGGTTTTTACTCGGAGCTGCTCAACCTCATTGACACGGAAGAATACACCTACAAGGAGATATTCCCTGAATTGGTCGTAGACGATAGCGTTATTCAGAGGAAATCGGCAGATGAATTTACGATAAACCTTGGCGAAGCCGATAGATTTGCGACTATGACCTGCCGTGGTATTGATGGAACATGGACAGGTGCTATAGATGTTAGTGGTGGTTCGCAAGAAAACGCAGGATTGCTCTATATAGACGATTTAGTACGAGATAGAGAGCATAGTTTATCCCCTATCCGTATGGAGACCACCTACCAAGAGTACCTAAACAAGATGGTTGACCGAATGAGTGGAGATTACGCACAACAGTTGATGGTCGGTACGCTTTGGTCGGTAATTGACCCATTGATGAAAACGGAGCAGAAGTATGGTGGCAACCCTGACTATCGTTTCCGTAAAATCCCTGCCCTTGATGAAAATGACGAGTCGAATTTCAACTATGAGATTAACGGATTTTCCACCAAGTATTACCGGGAAATGAGGGATAGGCTTGATAGTGCAGAATGGTGTGCGAAGTACCAACAAGAGCCGTTTGTGAGAGAGGGACTTGTGTTCCCACTAGACGAATTGCGATACTTCAACGGCATTATGCCAGAGGGAGATTATCGCATTGTTGCCGTAGTAGATGTGGCATGGGGTGGTGGAGATTCCTTATCCATGCCAATAGGCAGAGAGTATGACAATGGGGATATATACATTTTCGATTGGCTATTTGACCGAGGAGCGAAAGAGGTAACAGTTCCCAAGGTAGTAGGAAAGATAATCGAGAATGATATTCGTCAGTGTCGGTTTGAGGGTAATGTTGGTGGTGCTATGTATTCTACCTATGTGGACGAGGAATTACAAAAGCATGACTACAAGTGCAACTGTACGGAGAAGAAAGCACCAAACCGAATGAGCAAGATGGAGAAGATTATGGCTTATTCAGGAGATATAAAACGCAATTTTATCTTCTTGAACACAGACGGACAGATCAACAAGGCGAAGAAAGAGGATAAGCAAGGGATAGAACGCTATGAGCGAAGCCGTGATTATCAGATGGCTATGGACGAACTAGGAATGTTTGTATCGGTTGGTCGTAACCCACATGATGATAGTGCAGACTCACTTACACAGTTGGCTATGTTCATTGAGGGTGCAGTGACAACCCCTGTGGTAAAGGCGATTAAAAACCCATTTAGGAGGTAGCGAATGGAAGTGACAGAGGCTATGAAGTTTTTAGAGAAATTAAAGAGCATGGACGCAAACATCAGAGCGTACCAGGAAGAGATTGAGAACCTTACGACTATGGCTACTTCCATAACCACCCACATCAAGGAAGTAGATGTGCAGAGTTCACGAACACGGAAAGCAGATGATGTGTATGTGGATTTGATACAGGCAAAAGATGAAATGCTAGATGTGATGGAGAAGAGGTTGAAAATCCGTCACAAGGCGATTGAGGTTATTCAATCCATGGAAAACCTTGAGTATCAAACCATCTTGTTACGGCACTACTTGCAGAACTACACCATTGAGGCGATTGCAGAGGAGTTGCACTATAGCGAGAGGTGGGTTTTGGAATTGAAAATGAGGTCTTTGGAGCAATTTCAAGAAAAAATGGGCGATATTTTGAAAAGTGTTCACTAAACTTCCTTGAACTTCATGTATGTAATGCGATAAGGTTAGAATGGAGATTTTAAGATAAGGAGTTGTGCCGGGCATGACTCCTTTTTTGTTGAGGTTGATATATGGTTCAATTTTACGAGAATAAAGATATGATTATCAAATGCCCTTTGTGTGGCAACTTACTTGTTGTAGTGGATAAGCGAGACCCAAAGAAAAATAGAGTGAAGTGCAGAATGTGTAATGTGTTAGTACACTACACACCTGCTACGGAAGAAGTGTATACTAGCAAAGTTCCTGCAAGGACAACTTCTAGTGGTATGACATTTTATTAGTGAGGTATAGAGTATGTGGAATTACCAAGGTAAAAATTTCAGACCATTTACGGCTATCATGTCGAATGGTTATGGACGGCAGATTATCTACACGAGAAAAGCCGAAATCACAAAATCGAATATCGTAGAGGAGTTGCGAAAAGCACTAACCACTCATAGACAGAACGCTTTGGAGATTAAGTATCTTGACAACTACTACAAGGGAGACCAACCTATCCTCTACCGACAGAAAGACATTAGACCAGAGGTAAACAACAAGAATGTTGAGAACCTTGCGTACATGATCGTGGAGACCAAGACGGCAGAAATCGTAGGCGAACCGATACAGTATGTTTTGCGTGGTGTAGACCAAAAGAAAGCCGAAGAGGTAAACACTCTGAATGTGATTATGAGTGAAGAGGATAAGCACCACTACGACATAGAGTTAAAGCGTTGGAGCAGTATATGTGGTACTGCTTATCGTTTTGTTGGTAATGATGGTGGCGAGGGTAGGCTTCTCGACAATTCTCCTTTTTATCTCTCCACAGAAAACCCCCTATATACTTTTGTTTGCTATTACACTAACGGCAGAGAAGCCTTTTCTTGCCAAATCCGTGAAGACGAGGACGGCAAGGATATTTACACCATTTACACAGATACAGAGTGGTTCATAATCAAGGGAGACGAGATTGTTGATAGTGGTATGAATATCACAGGAGCAATCCCGGTTGTGGAGTACCCAAATAACTCAAGACGATTGTCTGACATTGAGATTACTATAACCCTAACAGACGCAATCAATACCATGAGTTCCGATAGGTCAAACGGCATTGAACAGTTTGTTGCTAGTTGGGTAAAATTCGTCAACTGTGATGTGGACGAAGAGAGTTTTATTGCCATGCGTCAAGAGGGTGCATTGGTAGTTAAATCAAATAACGGAACGGATAACAAGGCAGATGTGGATATTCTCACAAATGAGTTGAACCAAACAGAGAGCCAGGTTGCCGTAACCGATATGTATGAGAAGTTGTTAGTGGTTCAAGGTCTTGCGAACCGAAACAACACATCATCAGGAGATACAGGAAGTGCCGTGGAATTGAGAAACGGACACTATGACGCAGAGAAGAGAGCAGAATTGGCAGAGCCAATCTTCAAACGCTCCGAGCGTAAATTCCTACGCTTGGTACTCTCAAGGTTGCGTATACAGGACGGCATTTCGCTAGTTGCGTCTGATGTTGATATACAGATTAGCCGTTCTAAACTTGATAATGCACTCACAAAAGCAGAGGTTATGCAGATTTTGTTACAGTGTGGTATTGAAGAGAGTATTGCTATCAAGACAGTTGGCTTGTTTAGTGACGCTCAAGGTACTTACCTGGCTAGTAAAGAAAGAATGGATATTCTTTATCCAAAAGAGGTGGAAAATGTCGAAGTCGAAGAAGTTTAATTTAGTCAAAGAATTGCTAGATGACGAAATTGTTAGTAATGATGAGGTAATTGAAGCCGTAAAGACTATCGAGCCTAAAACCAACGACAATGGTGTTATGGTGTTTGAGGTTACGGCAGAGGAGATACCACTACTCCCAACAGATTGTAAGTTTGGCTCACGAGCTTATGTTGACGGAGTAAAATATCTTCTAGTCAATGGAGAGTGGGTAAAGAGGTAGTTTATGCGATATATCCCCTATGAAGAATACTTTGGTGCTATGGCTCTTTCCGAGGAGCAGAAGAGTGACCGAATAAATCTGGCAAGGGCATTAGAACAGGCTCTGCTTTACACAGTAACGCTTGTTTCCCTGCAAGTAGACAATATCCTAGAGTTTGATACCCTCAATATGCTAGAAGCCGAAAATGAGGCTTTTAAGGGGGTTGTAGGGGCATTACAGGACACAGGCATAGTGGTGTCTGATTACTACATAGATTACGCTAGGAAGTTTGTGCAAAATTTCCTAGATACCACATACGCTCATTTAGGCGAAGCGTATTATTTATCACTTGAGCGTGTTCGCTACAATGCAGAGAACGAGGCGAACACGATAATGAACCATAGCGAATACGATACGGCTATTCGGCTAGGGTATAAGAGAAAAAGATGGATAGATATGGACGATAGGCGAGAACGCTTAACACATATCGAGGTAGATAAGGATATATACCCAATAGATAAGCCATACCAAGTCGGTTTATCCCTTATGCAATATCCCAAAGATGAAAGCCTTGGAGCAACCGAAGAAGAGATTATAAACTGTCGTTGCTCCATTGAATATTTAAGGTAAATAAGAGAGTCTTTATGGCTCTCTTTTTTATATATAAAAATTTGCACCTATGCGTAAAATAGGAGAACTCATGTGCAGAACGAACTGTGTAAACAAAGAGTATTGAGAAGAGAGGTAATAACATGACAAGAGACGAAGTAAAAGCAATTTTTGGCGAGGACATTACTGACGAGCAGATTTCCAATCTACTCAACAAGCATAATTCAGAACTTGCCAAAGAGAAAGCAAAGACCAAGGAACTCAAGGATAAGGTTTCCGTGGTAGACGATTTGCAGAAACAGTTGGACGAGATCAATGAGAGTAAAATGACCGACATTGAGAAAGCCAACGCAGAAAAAGACAAGGCACTAGCGTCTGTCGAGGCACTACAAACGCAGATTAAGACTTTGGAATTGCGAAGTAAATTTGCAGAAAAAGGAATTGTTGGAGAGGACGCAGACAAACTGATTGCTAGTTTGAATAGTGGGTCTTTTGATGTTGAAACTCTTGGCAATATTATTACTGCAAGAGAAAGCTCTGCCGTTTCAAATTTTGAGAAACAGGCTTTGCAAAATATGCCAAACCCACAGGGTGCAGGTAGCACAGAGACCAAGTCAGAAGCCGAGAAAATCGCAGAGACCATTGGTAAGGATTTGGCAGTAGGCACAAAGACAAATGACATTGTCAATGCCTATCTATAGTTAAAAAAATTTTAAGAAAGAGAGGAAAAACAAGATGAATTTTTCTGAAACAAGTTACGCAAATCAGCCAGAAATTCTGAAAAGAAAACTTGGTGGCGAACTGATTGTACCTGTTACATTGGATTTCACAAATGTATCTGCAGGAGTTGTAAAGGCAGGTTCTCCTATCAACGCTTCAGGTGTTGTAGATAACACTGCTACTGCTATTGGTATTCTGCTTAATGATGTATACGAGGAGAACCCTAATGGTGCTTTGGTACAGGCATTCGCAGTAATCAACGAGACAAACGCAGAGGCTAATTCTAGTCTGACTATCGCAGACGCAGTTAAGACTGCTTTGCCTAATCTCGTTTGGGAAGCTTAAAAAAATAACACAGGAGGTAAATTGTAATGAATATTAGAGACGCTTTCAATTCCAAGGCAATTGCTTTGGTTACAGAGGAAGTTGCAAGTAATAAAGTGCCTTATCTTGGCGAGGGTCTGTTCCCTGCAAAGAAGAAGATGGGACTTGATCTTAAATGGATTAAGACCTCAAAAGGATTGCCTGTATCTTTAGCACCATCTGCTTTTGATACTGTTTCCACAATCCGTAGCCGTGAGGGTATTGAGATTAATGAGACAGAGATGGCTTTCTTCCGTGAGTCTATGATTGTAAAAGAGGTAGACGAGCAGGAGATTTTGAGAGTCGCAGACGCTAGTGACCCATATGCAAAGGCAGTTCTTGAGCGTGTATATGATGACGCTACTACTTTGGTAGAGGGTGCAAAGGTTGTACCAGAGCGTATGATTATGCAGTTGTTGAACCCAACAAACGGACACCCACAGATTTCTATTTCTGCTAATGGTGCTACCTACGCTTACAACTATGACCCTAACAATGACTACTCTACTAACAATTATGTTGCTCTTTCCGGAACATCTGTATGGTCTGCTACCACAACTGCCGACCCTCTGAAAGATGTTGCAGACGCACAGGACGCAGTAGAGGCAAAGACAGGTACAAGACCAAGCAAGATGATTGTATCTCGTCAGACTATGGCTTACTTGAAGCAGAATGATAACATTCGCTCTGCTATCTTGGCACAGAACTCCACTGCAAACATTCTCATGACAGACGCAAGAGTCAAAGAGTTGTTTGAGACAGAGCTTGGTGTTCAGATTATCGTATATACAAAGCAGTACAAGACAGAGGCAGGAGTTGCAACCAAGTTCTTTGCAGATGGTTTTGCAACACTTATTCCTGATGGTGCTTTGGGTAACACATGGTATGGTACTACACCAGAAGAGAGAACTCTTATGGGAGACCCAAGCGTAGATGTGTCTATCGTCAACACAGGTATTGCCGTAGCAGTTAGCAACACTAACGACCCTGTTCACACAAAGACAACTGCTTCTGAAATTGTATTGCCATCATTTGAGAGAATGGACGAGACCTACTGTATCAAAGCATACTAGGAGGGTGCCATATGAAATACGATTACACAGTTAAGCATGACGGAATTATTTACTTGGCAGGACAGGAAGTTCCTGTAGAGAAAACTGCCAAGGTAGAGAAAGCCGTTGAGAAGAAGAAAACAACCAAAAAGGAAAAGGAGTAAGTGAATGGTAACTATTTCTGACTACAGAGAGACCTTGACTGATTTAGTTGAGGAATATTGCTCTAGTATCCCAGAACTCAATGGAGAAACACCTAGCGTGTTACTCATTGATTTTGTAGTCGAGAAGTATATCCAACACAGAAACTTTCCTAGTTCTTTTACAGACGCAAAGATAGACGAGGACATAACAAGCCACATAAACACAATCGCTATGGGTTGTGTGGATTTGTTTTGCAAGGTTGGTATGGAGGGCGAGAAAGGTCATTCAGAGAATGGCACTTCTCGTACCTTTAGTTCTGCCTACCTTGACTCCAACATCTTTGCAGATGTAATGCCGTATGTGAAATTATTTTGAAACCATTAAGAAGATTGTGCATGGTACAGACTTTGCGAGACGAAGTGGTATCGTAGGGACAGACCCTCACGAAGCACGGAGGTGGGGTGCGAGGGTTGCTAAAAATACGGAGGTGCTTATGACGATAGAAATTGCTTTGTTGCTTTCTATCATATCGGTAGGTTTCTCTGTCTACTTTGGTGCAAAAAATGCAAGGCATACGGACACAAAAGACATTGAAAGACAGGTTGCAGATACTACTAGGCTAAACACGAAGTTAGATATGATACAGAGTGACACACAAGAGATTAAGAGTGATGTGCGAACCATGAACAGGAAAATCGAGGAGCAAGGCAGAGAGATTGTAATTTTAGACCAATCCTTAAAATCTGCTCATAAGCGAATTGATGGAATTGAGGAACGACTTAATTTAGGAGGAGACCTATGACTAAACAATGGTGGAAATGTGCAGGAATAAGAGCGTTAAAGACAGTATCGCAGACTGCTTTAGCAAGTATTGTAACTGCCATGACAATTTCAGAAGTTGATTGGGTATTCGTACTCTCTTCTAGTTTGCTTTCAGGTATAGCGTCACTTCTAACATCTCTATCAGGACTACCAGAGGTGGAGAATGACAAGCATACGGAATAAGCAAATTATGTATTATGCCTTACCAAGAGCAGAACAAGAAATCTACAAGCGTGACGAAAATAACCATATTGTTACTTTCACGGACGCAGACGGAACTGTTTATGC